GTTTGGGGCGTCAGTGGCAACGGAGACCACCGAAGACGCGATCACAAACGAGATTGAAACGGCAGCCTGACCCGCACAACACCTCACACGAAACCCCGGCAATCCCGGGGTTTTTTCATGCGCCGTTTCCAGTCAACTGGAATTCCCCGCTGCCGACCTGCCACGCATCCTGCATCATGCACGCATGGCACGATCGGCATCAGAACGTCTTGAGCTTTTTGAGAACCTCCGCGACCGCGTGGAATCCGCGCTGCTCGCCGGTGCTCCGGTCGTCACGTACACGGTAGACGGGCAGACCGTTCAGAAAGAACCAACGTCGACATGGCTTGCAGAACTCGACGCACGCATAGCAGACCTGCGACGACAGGCAAGCGGCGGACTCGGGCGCAGCCGAAACTATGTGAGGTTCACCGATGGCTGACACCTCACCATATCAGCAACGCATCAGGGCCGCAGCGAGGCCGACCCGGCTGGACACGATAATTGCACGCGTGGCTCCGGCGTTCGCTGCTGGCCGAATCCGTGCACGCGTGGATCATGAACTACGCATGATGATGTCAGACCGTGCGGCGGCATCGTTTGCCGCGTATGAGGCCGCAGACCACGATCGATTCCGGGGGGAAAAGTGGCTGCCGTCACGATTGAGCAGCAACGACGCAATCAGCGCTGAACTGCAGACGTTGATTGAGCGTGCACAAGATTTGTACCGCAACGACTGCTACGCCGCATCAGCCATCAACGGTCGCGTGGATAATGTGATTGGCGGCGGCATTCGCCCACAATCGCGGGTTGTGGCAAAACGCGGTGTGGTTACGCCTGCACAGGCGGAGGAGTTCAACGCGCAGGCTGAGCGGCTGTTTGCCACGTGGGCACGGCTGGAGCGGTGGGAGGATAAGCAACGACAGCTTGAGCGCTGCAATGGCATCTACGGCGAATCATGGCTGCTGATGGATGACAACGACGACCCGCAAAAGCCGGTCACATTGTCAGTGCAGGTGATTCACCCGCAGCGAATCCAGTTGCACAGCGTGCGACAGAATGCCGCAGGCGTTTCGCGGCGGCTGGGGATGCGGTTGAACTCAGCAGGGCAGCCAATCGCGGCATACGTGGCAAAGACGTTGCCGAATGATTCTCACGCGTACAACCTCGACGAAGACGAGGTCAGCCTCGATAGCCTGCTGCACTGTTTTGAAGAGCAGACGCCCGGGCAGTTGCGCGGTATTCCGTGGCTAGCTCCGGCAATGGGGCGGCTGAAAGACCTGAAAGACTTTGTGCACGCGAATCTAATTGCGGAGCAGGTTGCAGCGTGTACCGGTGCGTTCATCGGTGGCGTTACTGACCCGGTATTGTTGGCAGAATCCGGACGCAGCAAAAGCAACCTGGAAGACATGGCACCGGGTGCGATTCAGTATCTGGGCGACGGCGAGACAATCACGTTTAGTGACCCTGCACGACCCGGCACAACGCTTGCTCCGTACGTTGAATGGTCACTGCATGGAGTGGCTGCAGCGCTGCGATACCCGTACGAACTGCTGGCGAAGCAATTCACGAACAACTTCAGCGGCGGGCGATTGGCGCTGATTGATGGCCGCATCACGTTCAAAGTGTGGCAGACGTGCTTGATTGAACGCATCTGCCGCAAGGTGTGGGCAAGATTCGTTGACCAGTGCGTGTATCAGGGCGCATTGCAAATCAGCCCGATAATTTACGAGCAAAACCGCGATCACTTCCTGCAGCATCAGTGGATTCCGCCAGGGTGGCCGTGGGTTGACCCAGAAAAGGAAGTCCGCGCAGACGTGGCGGCAATTGAAGCCGGACTGACCACGCAGACAGAATCACTGGCATCACGCGGGCGAGATTTCGACGAGACGCTGCAGCAGATCGAGCGTGAGTTGCGGCAGAAAGCGGACATGGAAGCCCGCATGGCAGCCTACCGCAAGGAGCTAGGGCTGGGCGGTGACAGCGGCGGAAATGCTGGCGACGCATCACAGGCGACAAAGGCACGCCTCGACGCATACGGCGTTGGCGTGCGTGCTGGTGCGATCACTTCGCAGATGACAGACGAAGCCGTATTCCGTCAGGAAATGGGGCTGCCGGAAATGTCAAACGAAGCCCGCAAGGCGTGGCAGAGCACTGGCAATGTCCGTGCCCCGATCACACTGGTTAAGCCAGGCGAAAGCACAACGGACGCAGCACCGCAAGACTCACAGCCAGCAGAAGACGTGCCTGCAGACCAGCAGCCCGCAGACGCTGTGCCACAGGAGCAATGATAATGCACAAACTCACAACAGCGCCAGACGCTGCACTATTTCGCACGGAAGCAACGCGCGAAACGCCGACACGTGTAGACAGAAAAGCCCGTGTGATTTTCGGCGCAAACCTGATGCAGGTTGGCGACATCAACGACAGCCGCCCGTTTTCGGTTGACCTGAAAACACTACAGCAGGCACAAGAACTGGCGAGCCGATCCAGCAACGGGCTCAAAGCCCGCTACACGCACCCCAACATGAGCAGCGATGGAATGGGCAGCTATTTGGGGCGATGGAAAAACCTACGCGTGGACGGCGACAAGTTACGCGGAGACCTGCACATAGCAGATGCAGCATTTACCAGCCCACAGGGTGACCTAGCAACGTATGTCATGGATCTGGCAGAAAGCGATCCGGAAGCGTTCGGGGTTAGCCTGCACGTTCAAAACGACATGATGAACCTGCAGCAATGGGAACGCAACAGCAGCGAGGACAAGCCGGAGCGATGGCCAATGCGTTTCACCGGCGTACGTGCAGGCGACATCGTAGACGATCCGGCAGCCACACGTGGCGGCCTGTTCTCAATGGATGCAGACCTGCGAAACTTACCAGCACAGGCAACAGCCCTGCTGAGCACATACTTTGGCGACGCGCCTGAATCAGCGGTGAGGGCACGCATTAACGCTTTTCTTGACCGCTACTTTGCCAATCAGGAGACTCCGCCCGTGAGCACTGACACAGCAGCACCGGAAGCCGCAGAGGCTCCGGTTGAGGAAATCGAACTGGCAACAACGGAGGAACTGCAGGCAGAAGACATTGCCGAAGAAGTTGCCGACGTTGAGCCGGTGGCTGAAACACCAGCAGAAGCCCCAGACGCCGCACCAGTGGACGCCACATTGTCCGTTGACCCAATTGCCGCAGAGCGTGAGCGAGCGAAGCAGATCCGCGTTCTGTGCGACTTGGCGGGGCATGGCGACAAGTTCGGCCAGTTCATTGACGCGGGTTTCAGCGTGGCAGACACGCAGGCTGCCTTACGAGATTTGACCGCCAAGCGCGGCGGCATCATCCAGCAGGCACCAGAGCCACAGCCAGACCCTGATGCAAAATACCGTGCAGAGTTCGCGCAGTATCGCGAGCACATCACCGTCACGGAAGAACAGTACATCCGCAGCCGTCGGATTTCAGACGGCCTTCAGAAATTGAACTGAAAGGAGTTCACCAATGGCCGTTACAGCAAATCAAGTGCTGACCCGACGAGGCGCAGACCTGACTTCCGGAAAGGCTGCTGCAGTCAACCTGTACGCAGGAACGTTTGCGTTCTACGACGCATCGACCGGCTACGTTACCAACGATGACAACGGCGGTGCAAACGCATTCGCAGGCATCGTGTATCAGCAGTGCGACAACTCCGGAGGATCTGCCGGCGATTTGTCGGTTGAGCTGATTACCGAAGGGCAGGTGCTCGTCACTGGCTCAGGCTTCTCTCAGGCGACCGTTGGCGACGCGATCTACGCGAGCGACAACTACACTGCCACCGCAAGCGGCACTAGCACAAGCCTGATTGGCCGCTGCACGGATTTCGTTTCCTCAACACAGGTTTACGTCAGCATCCAGACCAGCGTCTGAATCTGACAGCCTTCCGCATACACACTCTGAAAGGGTTTGAATCATGAGTCTTGATATCGCATCAGCGCAGATCAAACTGCGCGACCTGACAGCGAAGTTCGACAACGGGATTGCAGCCGCTGCCCCGTTTTACCCGACCGTCTGCTACGACGCCAGCAGCAGCCGTTCTTCCGAAAAGTACGGATGGCTCGGCGGAATGCCGGGCGTGCGCGAGTGGCTGGGAGAACGCCAGTTCAGCGAACTGCGTGCAGCGAATTTCGTGATTGAAAACAAGCTGTGGGAATCCAGTTTGGCAATCAAGAAAACCGACCTTGCCGACGACAACCTGGGGCAGTATGGCCCGGTGCTGGAGCAGATGGGCATTGAGGCAGCACATCATCCCGATGAGTTGTTCTTTGACGCACTGGCCAACGGTGAAAGCACAGCCTGTTTCGACGGGCAGTATTTCTTCGACACTGACCATTCGTGGGGCAGCTCGGGCAGTCAGTCAAACGACATCACCAGCACAGTCAGCAGCACTTCAGCCGTCACGGTTGCAGAGTTCAAAACTGCTCTGCGTGCCGCTGTCAAGCAAATGCTGGGCTTCAAAAACGATCAGGGCAAACTGTACCACCGACCCACGGTGAGCCGCATGTCTGATTTGACAATTCTGGTGCCGCTGGCACTGCGTGACATTGCCTACGACGCAATTGAATCGCAGTTGATTGGCAACAGCACGAACGTTGTCGTGGATCGACCGACCATCGTGAGCAGCGCGTACCTGACCAGCGATGTCAAGTTTTACCTGTTCAAGACCGGCGACCCGGTGAAGCCGTTCGTGTTCCAGAAGCGGCAGCCGCTGGAGCGCAACATGTACGGCATGGACGACCTGCTCACCAAGGACGTGAAGTTCGCCACTGAAGCCCGTTACAACATCGGGTATTTCGCGTGGTGGACGGCAGTGCTCACCACGCTGACGACCTGATAGCAGGCTGGCAATCAACACAGGAGCAAGCGCAGCTCCTGTGGCTGCCGGTCCGGCCGCCACGGATCGGCAGCATTTTTGAGGCGGGAGGATTTGAAAAATGGCACGATACAACCTGACGCTGGGACCGGCTGCAACAGGCCGCAACAAAATGACCAATCAACGGCACTTCAGAACACGCCTGCCCACAGGTGATATTCTGCAGGTGACCGGCGAGGAGGTTGTAAGCGTTGAGCTGTCTGGCGATTCGCTTGCAGCGATTGAGTCAGCAGCCACCCTAGGTTACGTGAAGATTGAGGAAGCGGCAGCAGCGCGAAAGCCTGCAGCCCGTCGACTTGCAGCCAGTGCAGACGATGAGGGCGGCGACGAATGAACCTGCGTGCACAGATGGCCGAAGACGCCTGCGCGATCCTGAACACCGAAGAACTCGGCGAGCAGGTAACGTGGATCAATTCGGCCGGTGCGGCGTTATCGCGAACTGTTCGAGTCATTGAGCAGGTAGAGCGGCAGACCGTGCGACGTGCACACATTTGGACGCCACGAGTAACAACCACAGTCAGCCCGGGCGATACGTTCAGGCTGAAACGTGGAGTCGATGTTTCGACATGGGTTGTGCAGTACTCAGACCCCGCCGAAACAGGGCTGCAACGACACTACTGCCACGAGCAATTGCCGGAAACCGTAACGCTGACACGACGCCAGCCACAGGGCACGCGAGCCGGTCAGCGGCGGTACATCGACAGCAGCAAAGACACAGCAGTGCGTGCAAAGTGGTTCCAGTCTTCTGCAGAATTGACAACCACAGAAGACGGGAAGCGGCGGCGAATGGCTGGCGAGTTCTATCTGATGCTGCAGGCGATCCCGGAGAATCTGGCGGCAATGGATTTGGTTCAGAGTGGCGGCCGTTCGTATCGCATCACGCGATTGGAGCAAGGGTTTACCAGGGCTGATTTGCCGTACCTGATTCTGGAGCGATCCGATTGACCGTGAAGCGAAAGAAATCAGGCAAGGATCGGCTGCTGGCAAAGATCCGCAAGCAGTCGCAGCAGGCGGTGAATAACGCATCGCTGCGACTGAAAGAAATTGCACGGCAGACAGTCAGCAGGAAATACATACCAGCCAGGAGAGACGCAAAGATTGCAGCAAACGTGAGGCGACGAGCACAGAGAATTGCATCCAATGCCACGCAAGAAAACAGCATATCAGAAACTCAGAGCTAAGACGGTCAAGGCTGCCACCAAGAAAGTCAAGGCAGTCAAACGGTCAGTAACGCGGACGCGAAAAGCGGCAGTCAAGTCAGTCAAGAAAGCCGCAAAGCGCGTCAAGAAAACAGCAAAGCGAACGTACAAATCACAACGCAAAAAGATCACGAGGGCATACAAGCAAAGAACGAAATCAACCGTGCGAGTGATTCGCACGGACACGTTGACAAAGGAGCGGATAGCAGGGGAGGTTGCCGGGGCAAAGATCCTGCAGGCAGGTGGCGATAAAGGAGCGAGCAAACCCGGCGAACCGCCGAAGATGAGAACAGGCACAGGCCGCAACTCAATCAGGGCTGCGGAGGTGCACGGCAAGACGTTGTTGGGTGGCAAACGCAAGCCGATGGCAAAGACGTTTGTGGATGTCCGAATTGCCCGGTACATGGCAATGTGGGAGTACAGGAAAGACGGCACGGCGCGGCCATTTCTCAAACCAAGCTACAATCGCAACAAGCGAATGCTGGCAAAACTAATGGCGGCAGAACTGAAGAAGATGCGACGCGGCGCGAAACGGACAGCAAAGGTCACATGACATGGACACGGGGATTGACAGGCTAGTGTGCGAATGGTGGAGCCAGACGGCTGCACTGTCTGCGCTTGTGCCTGCAGACCGCGTGGCCGCTGAGATTGTGCAGCAGTCGGAGGAGTTCGCGGAAGATGAAGACGATGACGGCGAGTTCGACGACTGCGTGGTTTTTGAAATCACGACGGAGCCGCACTGGCGAACGAACTCAGCGCGTGGGTACCAGTCGGGCGTACAACTAACCGCGATTAGCGCGGATTACGGCCGCAGTGAGGCGATCGGAAAACAAATCATCAGCAGTTGGGCAGATCAGTCATTCAGCAGTGAAGGTGTGCAGGTAACAGACTGCCGACCAGATGGAATGATCGAACGAAACCAGGACGAGCAAACCGGGCTGTGGCAGCACAGCGTGACGCTGCGAATGAATCACGTGGGAGTTGGGTGACATGGCAGATTTGACGATCACAGCAGCGGACGTGCTGAAGACTACGACAACGAAAACGTATCAAGGCATTGCCGGTGCGACAGTCACAGCAGGCCAGCCGGTGTACGCCGACGCTGCCGATTCCGGAAAGTACAAGCCCGCCGACGCAGACGCCGCAGCAGCATCAGCAGCAATCGGAATTGCAACGCATGGAGCCGCTGCAGGGCAGCCGCTGATTGTTGCACAATACGGCAGCCTGACATTGTCTGCAGTCATGACAGCAGGCGAAGTGTACTGCGTGAGCACAACAGCCGGAGGCATTGCCCCGGTCGGAGATTTGACAAGCGGCAACTACGTCACAGTGCTGGGAGTCGCAACCACAACAAGCAGCCTCAAGCTGGGGCTGAATGCATCAGCAACAGCAAAGCCCTGAAAGGATCTGAGCAATGGCAGCAGGCAATGTTTTCACCGGCAAAGACATGACATTCAAGACCGGCGGCACGCCAGCCGAAGAAGTGCACACCGGGAAATGGGAGTTGACCATTGGCGGTGCGTCCGGCAAGTTCGCCAGCAACTCAACCGGGGGCTGGCGCAAAACAACGCTGGGCGCTGGCGAGTGGAGCGGCAGTGTTACTGTGATGCTGCATGACGGCGAAGGGCAGCCGCTGAAGCGTGGCGATGAGGTTGCAGCACAATTTCACGCAGGCGCTGGCGACTACATCAGCGGAACCATCATCATCACAAACGTGGGGCCAATCACATTTGACGCCGACAGCGGTGATCCGGTTGCGATTGACTACGCATTCGACGGGCAGGGTGTTCCTGCATCGTCTGGCACTGCATTCTCAATTGTCTGATCTGAAAGGCACAACCGATGGCGGACGGTATTTTCAACCTGTGCGGACGGCGAACCGTACAGTTGACCAAAGACGGCAGAACGTACAGCCTTGCTGTGCGAATCTTGGAGAACTACGCGGCGAAGGAATCTGCAATCCTGCAGCGGCCTGGCTCGGCGTTTGAGGGCATTGACAAGATTTCCAATCCGCGTGTACGCGAGGCGGCAATCAAGGTTGCAGCGGAAGTGGCAGCACGGCCGCAGATTGCAACGATGCAAGACGAAGACCGATTCGACCATTCCTTCCGGGGGCTGGCGTGGTCGGTCTGGCAGGCGTTGTCAGTCAATCACCCTGATGAGTTTCCACCGAACGCAACAGCAGAGCAGGCTGTCCAGTTGGGTTGTGACTTTATCGCGTGGTTCGGAGACGTTGCCGCAGTCGTGCAGGCGATTCACAGAGCCGAAGAAAAGGACATTTTGGGAAACTCAAAAGCGCCGACGGAGACACCGGGCTGAACCTGCCGAGTCGCAGAACGGTTCCGTGGGCGAAAATATTTCGCGGGCTGGCAGAAAAACACGGTTGGACGCCAGACCAGATCGGCAAACTGACCATGTATCAGGCGCTTGTCTTCTGTGGCATGTGGTGCCCGGAGGACATTTGGCGAGAGGAAAGCCTCGGTGGCAACAACCGTTGAAGAAGCACAGGTGCTGTTTTCCGCTTCCGGCATTGGCAAGGTGGAGACGGCCGCGAGTAAAGCCAACTCAGCAATGGGCAGGCTAACGGCAATGGCCGGAAAGGCTGCCGGGGCCGTGCGACGTATGGGTGCGGCCGCTACGTCAATGCGTGGTATTGTTGGCATCGCTGCAATGGGACTGGCAGCAAAGAACGCAGCCGAAGCAGCGGGCGAGCAGATGGCCGCCGAACGCAAGTTGGAAAGCGTGCTTAATGCGACCGGCAACGCAGCAGGGTTTACTGCCGATGAACTGAAGCGGATGGCTGCAGACCTGCAGCAGGTGACCAACTACGGCGACGAGGCCACCATCTCCGCGATGGGCGTACTAGCATCGTTCACCAACATCAAAGGCGACGTCTTCAAAGACGCCACAACAGCCGCACAAGACCTGTCTGCCGTTATGGGGCAGGACCTGCAGAGCAGCGTGGTCCAGATCGGGAAAGCCCTGAACGATCCAATTAAGGGTGTGACTGCACTGCAGCGCGTAGGCGTGGCATTCACGCAGCAGCAAAAAGACCAGATTGCCGCAATGGTCAACGCTGGCGACACAATGGGCGCACAGCAGTTGATTCTTGCAGAGCTGAAAAAGGAATTCGGCGGCGCTGCTGAAGCGATGGCAGACCCGATGGTGCAGTTTGGTAATGCGGCCGGTGATGTCAATGAAGAACTCGGAATGCTGGTGCGAGAGATTGGCGAGGCACTACTCCCGGCTGGGTATAAACTGCTAGAGTGGGCGAGCAACACCATTGGCAGTTTTGAGGGGATCGGCAAGACGGTAGGGGATTTTGCAACGAGTGCGGGCAATGCGTTCACATCTGTGAAGGATCAGTTTGAAAACGTGGGTATTGCGGCGGGCGTGGTGTTTGCCAGCATCGGCGACAACTGGCGGGATATCTTCGCGGACATACAATCCATCGCTGCAGCGGCATTTGAGTGGATCGGCGACAACGCCGGAACAATGGCCGAAAACGTCGGCATTGCCGTGCAGAATTCAATCGCCGAAATCACACGGGCAGGGCAGCAGTTGGGGGAGTGGGCGGCGTATCAGGCTGGGCTGTCTGATGAGATGCTGGAAATACCAGCGGCACAGCAAAAGCAATTTAAAGAGTTTACCGGATTTGCAGCCCCAACAACTACCGCACTAAACAGCATGGCGGACGAAATTACATCGCAAATTGCGCAGCGTGAGGCAGAGCGACAGGCGGCACGACTGGCTCAAGAAATGCCAAAGGCTGGCAGTGGAGTCATGCCACCGAGTGCGGCACTTGCGGCGGCTGGTGTAGCAACTGTAGGTGAAGATTCGGCAGACATTTTGGGGCAGGCTGCTGAATCGCTAAAAGTTATTGCAGCGCAGCGAGGATCTGCACTGCAGGCGTTTCAGCGGGTGCAGGATTCACTAACAAAGAAGACGCAAGAGATTGCACTGCAGCAACTAGCAGAGCAGCAGAAACAGACCGGAATTGCAGAGCAGCAGTTAGCAGCAACAAAGGCACCGCAGATGATGGTGCTGCAGTGAGGGCGTGACGATGAGCTATCCAAGCTTTGAAGAGCACGAGGACAGCCCGATTGAGTCTGGAAACAGGTCCGGGCAGTTCACGTTTCAGCGCGTGTTTCTGACGGCGTTTGCGGACCGCTGGCAGTTCGTGCGGCATCATTTCGTTGCAGGTCCGTTTGGGCTGCCTGCGTCATACTCTAACGACTGGCCCGGAGTGCTGGCAGACACGTTCTCAATTGACCGCATTGTGAACAAGCCAACGCAGGCAGCGATCAGCGACCCAAATACGCAGCAGTTGACGCACGACGCGCTAGCCAAAATTACAATCGGATACACACCACTAACGCCGAACGAACTAGAACAGGTGGACCCAAATCAGGGTGATTCGCTGCCGTCCGGGACGTTTGCAAAATACAACCAATCCAGCAACGTTGAGTTCCGCGAAGTTGTTAGCCGGGCAATGGTGTGGCAGAGCGATCAGGATACGTTGCCGCCAGATATTCGGCAGGTGCTGGGCCAGTCGATCACGGGGCACGTTGTGCAGTGGTCGCAGGTGCGGCAGGTTCCGTGGGTCACCATTGGCAACGCAAAGGGATGTGTGAACGAGTTACCCTGCAGGCTGCCTGGGAGTCCGCAGACGTTTGCAGCAGAGACGCTGTTGCTCGAAGGCGTGGACGATGAGACCACGGTTGACATGCAGTTGCAAGTTGGCACGCGACAGTTGACGCTGAGGTTTACCGAGATGGCTCAAAAAAACCTTGTGTCAAGTGCAGACGGCGCAGCAGGCAGCGGCACCGTGTACGGCTGGAATCATCAATGGCGTGATGATACCGGGGCTTATGACAAGCCGGTGTCATGGCCCGGGCTGAAGCCAATGTACAAAACCTTTGATTTCAATTTGCTGTGGAGTGCGACCGTATGACAATCGGCGACCGCAACCCGCCGACATTTCAACGCGGGCAGGTGCTTACCGCTGCCGCACTGAATCAACTCGCGCAGGCGGTGGCGGCGATTCTCTCGCGGTTTACTGGCCCGCAGACAGTGGAGCCGTTGCAACTGACAGGCAAGCTAGACGGAGCACTGGCGGCGGCGACATCGTTTGCGACCAGCCCGGGAACTGCAACCCTGAGCGTGTGGCAGAAGAACAGCAGCGGCGATTACGAGGACTCAGGGCGAAACGTTGAAGTGACCAAC